CAGGATTTTCTTGAACGCTTGGCGCTTATCTATGGATGCGACGCATCAGACCTGCTTGACGTTGACCCGCTCCGGCCAGACCCACCCAGGTTGGTCTATTCGCGATTGCGCCGAGCCTCGCCAGAAATCCAACAGCGCGCGCTTGCCGTTCTGGACGCCATACTAAAGGCAGGCTGATAACCCGGAAAACCGGCAGCTCTCTGGCGCGATAAAATATTGTGCGCCTAAAGCACTTTTGTGCTTGACCGGCATGTGCCTGTGATGCACTATCTCCCCACACCACAGGGAGACGGCAATGCCCAACTACACGAACCATCCGCACTATCCGCCCGGATTTGCTGGCACCAATTACGAAGCCAGCCTCGTTCCCGATGAAGTCAACGTGTCGCTGGAACAGTTCAGCTTCGGGCCGTTCATCATCAGCCTCGAAGGCATGAACGACCGCATCGAAGCGGTTTACGACACCGAACTTGGCCACGTTATCGGCTACCGCGAATACCATGAAGGCGCGTGGCGTCGCTACATGATGCCGGTCTGCCTCGCCGATGTCATCGAGGCATGGTTCACGACTGGCGATGGCCTTCGCGCTGTCCAGCAGGCAATCCAAGAAGCGATTGAGGAGGCGCTGTCATGAGCCTCTTCATCGCAGCAATCCGCAAGGCCAATGCGACTGACATCATCGCGCTGGCAATCATCATCGCAACCGGCGCTCTGGGTTACGCGCTAATACCTGTGGTGCAGCCATGAGCAATATTGACAACGGCGGGCCAGCGTTTCCACTCAATCACGAGATCCCACATCCAAAGGGTCTTAGATACGATGTGCATTGGGACGGCATGACCCTCCGCGACTGGTTCGCAGGGCAAGCGCTAACAATAGTTTACATGCGCTTTGAAACGTCTGCAGACCCTTGCCCAAGCGATTTGGCAATGCAGGCATATTTCATCGCCGACGCCATGCTTGAAGCCCGCATGGTGCAGCCATGAGCGAGCTAATCGGCCTTCTCATCTTCGCTGGCCTTGTCGGCTTTTTGTGCGCCGCTGCACTTCGCGGGACTGTCAACGCCATCGCACCAGAGCCAGACGGTGAGCCGGGACGGACGCCAGAAGAACGCTATCGGAGGACGCAGGAATGAGCCTCGCAGACGCCTTTATCAGCCTTGCCAAGACGCAGCGCCGCCTTGCCGGTGAATACGCCGCAGACCTTCGCGCTGGTCGTTATCCGATGTCAGCCGACAAGCATCGGCGCGAGATTATCCGACTGCGCGCCGCTGCCCGTGAGCATCTGGAATGGGCGCGGCGGGAACGTCAGTGGACAGACAGAAGGGAAGCCGCAGAATGAACCCGCAATTCCTTCAGCAGCTTCGCGCTGCACATGCCTCGCTGATCGAGGCACACCCAGAACTGGCAACCGATGACGACTTCCTTGCGGACGTAATCGAAGGCGAGACCGACGCGCCTGCCATCATGGAACGGCTCGTTATCGAACGCCGGGAAGCACTCGCCAACGGTGAAGCGATGGACAAATTGGCGGAGGATTACGCGAGATTGTCCGACCGCTGGACAGCCAGAGCCGAAGCCCGCCGCAAGCTGATGGGCTTGGTTCTGGACGCAACCGGGCTGCGCAAGATGGCCACCCCAGCCGGAACTGTGAGCATGTCACCGGGCCGCGTGTCGCTGTCACTGGCAGACGATTTTACGCCACCGCAGGGCTATGCGCGAACCAAGATTGAACCCGACAAGGCTGCCATCAAGGCAGCGCTAGAAGCCGGAGAAGTGATGCAGGGTGCGTCACTCGTGACCGGCAAGCCAATCGTGAAGGTGCTGTGATGATCCAGACCAGTGACAATGTGGACAAGCTGTTCGTCGCCATTCACGCCGCTCAAGGCGCGATGCGTGGTGCTACCAAAGACAGCAAGAACCCGGCATTCAAGTCGTCGTATGCCTCGCTGGAAAGCGTGATCGACACCGCACGCCCTGCCCTGCAATCGGCCAATCTGGCATTCACGCAGGCACCTGGTGCGTTGGTGGACGGTGCCATCGAAATCACCACGATGCTGATGCACACAAGCGGCCAGTGGCTCCGCTCGACGCTTCATGTGCCGCTGCAAAAGCGGGATCCGCAAGGCGTTGGCTCGGCTATCACATACGGATGCCGGTATGCGCTGATGGCCACGCTTGGTCTGCCTCCGGTGGATGATGACGGCGAAGCTGCAATGGACCGCACGCCACCCCTCAAGGCAGGCTATTCACCGCCGCCAAAGGCACCGCCACCGGCTGCGACTGACAGCCCTGCCCTCGCCACTATCACGGCAGCATTGAAGCTGTGCGATACGATTAAGGCGCTTGACGAATGGTGCGAAAGCGACACGAACAAGGTTGCGTTTAACGCCCTGTCTGACAGCGAATACGACACGCTCAACAAGCGCATTTTGTGGGTTCGCGATAAACTTGTCAGGGAAGCAGCGTGAACATCGGCCACAACATTCCGCCTTCTGAGCAGTGGTATCACGCCGCCCAGAAGTGGGCTGACCTGAACGCTGCCGCCGACATGCTGGAGGAAGGCAAGAGCGCCTTCCTCTCGCAAAAGATGATCAGACTTGGCGACATGCCGGTGAGCAGGGCCGAGTTGACTGTGAAGGCTTCACCGGAGTGGGCGGACTACATCAAGAAGATGGTGCGCGCACGCGAACAAGCGAACCTTGCGCGGATCGAAGCCGAGTTTCTGAAAATGAGATTTACCGAATGGCAGGCGCAAGACGCGAACCAGCGCCAAGAATTGCGGATGGTGCGGACATGAAACGCAAGCGCATCAGCACCAAGGCCCGGCTCGCCATCTTTGAGCGCCATTCCGGCGAATGTCACTTGTGCAAAGGAAAGGTGCAGGCCGGAGAAGCATGGGACGTGTCGCATGAAATCCCGCTGGAATTGCTAGGCGCTGATGACGAAACCAACTGGCGTGTTGCCCATCGCAAGTGCCATCGCGCCCACACCGCAACGGTTGACATTCCAGCGATAGCCAAAGCCAAGCGCCGGGAGGCTATCGACAAGGGCGCGAAAGCACCACCAGCCAAGCCCATCCAATCCGCAGGCTTTGCGCCGAAACCCGCGAAACCATCCACCGCACGCCAGCCCGACAAGTTGGCTGCACTGCCTCGAAGGGCGATCTACCGATGAAACTAGATGACGTGCAAATTGAAGGTCTCATTGACTGGACAAATGACCCGTTCATACGCGGGCCGCATGAAACTGCGCACATCGCCAAGTGTCTGCCGGACACCATCCGCTCCCTTGCAACCGAGGTGCAGGCAACCCGCGCATTGCTCGCCAGCTTCGATGAGGATTGGCTAGAGGAAATCATCACTGACAGCATAGACCTAGACTGGACGCCACGCACCGCAGCTAAGGCTATCGTGCGAGCGATGAAGGGGGGGGATACATGACACGCCCTGCCCGCGTCACGATGTCAGACATGGCAAGGGCCGTCCGTGCGGCTGATGCTGGACGTGTGCCGCGTGCCGTCGAGATAGCGCCTGACGGGACTATCCGCATTGTGCCAGTTGACCCATCACCCCGGCCCGTCATAATGCCCGCACCGTGGACGCCAGACCAGTGGCTTGGATATGGGAAGGCCGACTAATGCCCGACATCAGCATGTGCGCAGACGACGAATGCCCCGCCCGGTCAAGGTGCTACCGGCACAAGGCCAGCGGGACGGTGCCGAGCGAATATCAGCAGGCGTTCACGGATTTTCAGCGGCAGCCGGAAGACGAACGGTGCGGCGATTTCTGGCCGGTTTTACATACAAACCGCATTTTTGTAGTGCAAAGCGAACAGAAGGGCAAGCCATGACTGACAGACAAGCACTTGAACAAGCGTTAGCCGTCTTGATTGCAATCATGCAGATGAGCGACCGCGTTAAAGAATGCGGCGGGCTTACGTGCCTATCAGGCATTGCCGCTGCAAACACTATGCAGAACAGCATCCAGAAGAATGGCCCGCGCTTGGCAAAACTGGCGATGCACCTGCGCGACGTGTCGAGCGAGGCCACCCCATGACTGACAACGAACTGGCCGACGCCATCGAGCGGCTGACACGCGAGCGGGATCAAGAGCGCCACGCCAGACAACTGCACAGCGCCGAGATTGCGCGGCTGACGATCGAGCGGGATGAGGCGCGGGGTGGGCGGGAAGCTCGCCATCGTGCGTGGCTAGAAGCCAAGGCCCGCATCGCCGAGCTGACCCGCGAGCGGGACGAGGCGCAACGTGAGAACATGGACATGGTGTGGCAACGGCGCAGTGCAGAGTTTCGCGCCAAAGCCGCCGAAGCCCGCATCACCAAGCTGGAAGCGGCGCTGGATAGCTTACTGCGCGATCAGCATGGCCGGCTATGACGACTGCATCGCAGACCACGCCAACCGCGCACGAACCGCATTGGAGGACAAGCCATGACTGACAACGAGCTAGCCCTTCTCGCCTCGCAGCGCCTGCCCGGCTTCGAGACCGTCCGCGTCATCGCGTCTGAGTTGCGCGAGGCACGGAAGCGCGTGGAGTATCTGGAGGGCGAGTTGCTACGGGTTAAAGCCGCCGCCACATACGGCGCGAAGATGGTCAAGGAAATGAGGGACGCGCTATGAATGAATGGCAACCGATTGAGACAGCGCCTGAAACGCCATTCGTGAATTTCTTAGTCGTAGAACAATCAGACATTTATTTTGCATTTCAGGATGACGAATTGCAGTGGTGGGTCAGGTCGGAAGCCCGACAATCCTGCGACCCAACCCACTGGATGCCACTCCCCTCCCCACCGGAGGCCAAATGACCAGCCAAGCCAGCACAAGCATCCCTGATGGCGCATACGTCGCTGATGAGTTCAAGACACATCAGGAAGGGGACGTGGTGAGCATCTATGTTCCCGACAACCCGCTTTTGCATGACGACTGGACGCCACCACCACCACCGCCAGCCGATATGGTCGATCGCGCTGTATCGCTTTGGGGTTATGCCGCGCTTATCATTATGAAAGATGGCACATTCCGGCTGACATTTGACACCGAGGACGCCTTTCACAATGAAGCCGGCGATATTGTCAGCCCTGAATTCGCCGCCGCCGTCATCAAGGAATTTGAACACGCCGCCATCATCCCGAGCGGGACAGTTCCGGCTGATTAGTCCAAATCCGGACTGAAATGCACCGAACGGGATAATTCAGCAGATTGCAGCCTGTTTTTCCGCCGATGAAAACAGACCGCAGGCTGACTAGAACGACCGCTTCGCCTCTTCCCTACTCATGCCGAGTTGTTGCGGGCGCAGTCAATTCTTGCTTGCCAAACAAAAGCACTTCGGGTCCGTCAACGTGGCCCGACAGCCCCTCAAAACCTGCGCGCTTAAACAGGCTTTGAGCGCCTTCATCGCCCTTGTAAATATCGCCGCGCAAGCGAGCATACAGCGGATAACCTTCGCCATACGTCCGCTCAATGAGATTTGCTATGGCCTCGCGGTTTTGGGGTTCTGCCGCCGCTATTAGGCGGGCCTTGTCGGCTTGAGTACCGGCATAGTCGCCATAGCGATGCCCGAGGCCATTATATATATCGCGGGACCGCTGCGGCAGTGTGTAGGTCGTCCCCTCGCCAGCGTAACGACCTGCGACGTTCGGTGCCGGGGTGGTGTAAACTCCGGGGCCTAGTGGGCCACGAACAGACGGCGTTAATTCGGTAAGCCCCGCGCGCGGAGAACCGTGCATAAGCGGATCTGAAAATGTGCTGCCGAGAGCGCCTTTCGGAACGCCGGCACCTCCACCGAGCGTCATCAGGCCCGCAATGTCTGCCGAACGCTGGATTGCCTCGTCGCTCATAGGGTCTGCTTTGCCTTGGTAAACCCTGTTGGCAAAATCAGCAAAGTTGTATGGCACCTTAGCCAGCTCAGCCGGCCATGACTGCAAGATGGCTTCCTTGATGCCAGCACGGTAATCCTGCGCCCGCCGCTGGTCCGCTTGATACAGGTCGGACGCCATGCCCCGCAGCGACATGTCAGCATCCTGGCGCTGGTCCGGAAATGCGGCCATCGGCTGGCCAACGCCGCGCATCATGGCTTCGGCTATTTTATATCGTGCGTCCATGTCGCTTTCCTCAGTTATCACGCGGCGCAAGGTGATTGATGGCTCGCCTGATGTGCCATTCGGCCTTCTGTGCCTGTTCCATCGTGTCGCCCTTCTTGCCAGCGCGGAGAAGGTATTTCAGGGCCGCCGCGATGTTATAAGCCGCAGCCGGGTTGCCGTTTTCGGAGACGGCTGACAGCACGTCCTCCATTACGTCGATCGCCTGCCATTTGGCATTCTGGTAGTGGTGCGGGTTTATCGTGTCAGTCATTGCGCTTCACCTTCGTCTTTGCGCCGCGCTCGAACCTGCTTCGGAGCCAGTCCAGATAGTCCGCGCCTTCCTCGACAGTCGGTGCGCACCAGACCCGCGAGCGGCAGTTGTCGGGCTTGGCGGGGTCGATGATAACCATTGCAGATGGGTGGATCTTGCGCGCCCTGAACTGCCCCTGTTTCGCGTAATCGTCCACAACCTTATAGCCCGATGTCCGCACCAATTGCGTCACGGTTCCGCATGGCATCACGTCTCCGGCATCTGCTCCCATGTGCAGGTGGCCAGCGACAACGATATGGTCCCGGTGTCCAAATAGCTGCTCCCTCGCCAAGCCGTGAAGCGGGTTGAATTGCGAATTGCCTTTGAAATTGTGCCTTGCGTTAATCCGCGTCTCGACGCCGTTCGGATGGTCGAGCGCGAGCCTTACGCCGTGCGGCTGGTCAACGCCTTCCGAGCCTCGCATGATCCAATCGAGGGGATCAGATGGCCCAGACCATGCGTCATGATTCCCCCGCACAAGGAACAGCCAATTGACGCCAGCGCCGCGTAGCATCCATTCGGCCAGCCGCCACGCATCTGAGACAGTCGTGCCGCTTTCGGCGTATAGGCGTTGAAGCCTGCCCACCCAGTTATCGGTGATGTCCCCGATGTTGCCTGCGAACACGTATTCAGGCCGCTTGGCAGCGATGGCCAAATGGTCATGCAGCAGCTTGAAATTGCACCCGGAGTTATCAACGTGCGGATCACCGAACACCATCAGCCCCACCGGGCCGGGTGTATTCAATCGGATGCGGATGAGGTGCGTGGCGTCGTCTGCTTCAATGACACGTTCGCTTTCGGCGATGCGCTTTTTTATCAGGTCGGCCAGTGGCAGTTTGGATGATGGCAGGACCGGAGCGACGAAGGGCCTTGACTGAGACTGAGCCTTGAGCGCTGTGGCCCGGTTCAAGCGGTTGGCGAATGTCTTGCGCGGGATGCCGAGCGCGTTGGCCGCATGAGTTTGGTTTCCGTTAAACTGCTCAAGGGCGCGAAAAATGGCGTCAACGTCAGCGGCTGAAAGTGACGGCGCTCCCATTAGCTGCGCCACCCCATGATGCGGGCGACGATCTGGTCCCATGCCTCCGGAGGTATGCGGGCTGAACCGCAATACATGCCAGCCGGACCAACCAGGATAGCGCCGCCGATGGGCAGGAACACCAACGCCGCGCTGGCCGAATTGCTGATGGTAGCAGGCGGGATGCTATCGTATATAGCTGCGGCTCGTTTAGCCTGTTCCGGTGTCAGGTGGACAATGGCAGCGCCGGCCCGGTCGGCCTGTTCTGTCGCTTGCGCGAGCGTGACGCATTGTGGTGCAGAATTTTGCGCATTTGACCGGCTCGCGACTGTTAGAACGAACAGCAGGACCAGAAACCACACGATAAAATCCATCGGGCGGGTGACACGGCGCATCGGAGGCGTGCCGGGGATGGCATCCTTGAACATGGGAGTTCCTTTCGGGGGGGGCCTGCTAAAAAAGCAAAATTGCCTGTTGACACGTCGCAGATTTGCGATATTATGGGGACATCAACAGGGAGACACGGACATGATTACAATTTTAAAAGCCTGCCGCATCGCTAAGTCTCACGGCCTGCCCGTGGGCCGCTGGGAAATCAGGAAGCTCATCGTCCCCAGCATGGAACAGGCAAACACTTACGGAGCGCGTGGTGCGTGCTCCCACAGTCTCTTTCAATCATATATGCGTCAGGAAGCATGGGAGCGTAACGCTGACGCCTTTGCACGCCAAAACGAGGATTACGAATGACACCCGCAGACCTCACCGCATGGCGCAACACCCTCGGCATATCCAATGCCGAGGCTTGTCGTCGTTTGGGCATCGCACCGAACACATGGACCGCATATGAGCAGGGCCGGTCTGCCATCCCGCGATACATTGCCCTTGCATGTGCTGCGCTTATCCGTGGCGTCCAGCCGTGGCCTGATTAACCGTCGATGGGTGTGTTCAACGCGGGCTAAAACTGTTGCTAGCCGTCGATCTGGCCGTCATCGCGCCAGTGGTCGATTTGCCGTTGCAGGTCGCGGAGAAGTTCCGTCGCGAGACCGTGGCCTAGGTGCTGCGAAACGACAGCAAGCCCCGCGTGCATGACACCGGCAGCGGCTATCGGTTGCAGAATGGCGGGGATGATTGCCAGACGGTCGAGAGCGTCCATCGCGTGCTCGTCGGTCTGCGCGTCTAGGAATGTCATCTGGGCGTGAACGTGAGCCACGGCATGAACGCCGCAAGCTTTGCGCTAACGAACCCACCGAGCGCCGCAGCCGTCAGGATAAGCCATCTAGCCCCGCGTGCCTGTTGGAGCAAATCGTGCATGGCCGTGACCTTGGCTGACATGCCGTCCACCGCATCCGTCAAGTGCTTCAGGTCGCTTTCGAGTTTAATCACCCGGTCTCGCGTGTCTGTGGATTCGCTCATGTCCGCCCCCAACATCCGGCGCGGACGCCTGCTTCAAAGTGCCGTGAAATCCGCCGCTCGCCGTCGCGGGTTGTGGCCGTCACCGTCATCAGGCTGTCAGTCAGAACGCCGCAGGGTTTACTTACCGGGACTGAGGATGCACACGCCCCGAGCGCGGCTCCAATCGCCGCCAGCGGCAAAGCAATCGTCAACATTCTGGATGCCTGCATCGGCCTTGTCCTTTGCCTTCTGGTTTGCGTCTGTGATTGTTTTGATTGCCTCGGCTTTTCCAGCCTCATAGGCGGCATTCGTCGCGCGCCAGTGGTACAGGCCCGCAGCGACAAGAACGCCGGCCACAAGCCACGCTGTGAGCGGGACGGCACGTAAAAGCGAAAGGGGCATCATTCGTCACCGCCTTGTGGTCCGCGAGCGTCATCCCATCGGGCATAAATGGCCAGCGCCGCACCTGCGAAGATCAGCACACCGATGACGATGCCTAGAACCGAGCCGGTGCTAAGTGGACCGGATGCCTGCTCCAGTGCCGTGCGGGTTTCGGAGACGGCCACCGCCGCGCCACCCATCAGGGACACGGCACCACCGGCCATCGTGCGGGACCGTGACAGGTCCGTGACCTTGCGTTCGGTGATGGGTTCTTCCGCCGCAGCCTCGGGCGGGATATTCTTTGCCGGAAAGCTGGCCCAAGGAAGCTGCCAGTGCGGGCCGTCTCTGAATTTTCGCCAGTCTCCGCCCCACTCGATTGGCACGCCTTCGGCCTGTGCAGCGCTCTTGATGGCCCTCGCGAGGGGATAATACAGCGGCCAATCCCATGACACATTGCCGGAAGCATCCACCGGCACGATGTCAACCGCGTGGCCTGTCAGGTGGCGTGAGTTCAGCGTCTTGGATGCGCCACGCTTCACAAGTTCGCGCTGCCGAGCCATGGTGCGTGTGCCTTCGATAACGCGGAACCGGGGTGCGCCTTCACGGGCTGCACGTTCGACAACGCCGACAAGCGCCAGGTGGACGCCTTGCAGCTTATTGTTGGATGAATGATCCAGCTTCCATGCGGTTTTCATGCGTCACCTCTGGTTAATGCTGCGACCGACTTCGTGGGAAATTGCGCCCCAGTTCGTGTTGTGCCGTGGCGCTGCACAACCGGCGAGGATGACGGCAAGCAGGCCGATGATTGCAACGCTTTTGTAAGTTGTTTTCATGCGTCAGCGCCCCCACATCTGCACGGATAAATTTACTCCGTAAGCTGGCCATTGAGGCCACTGCGCCGGAGTTGACAGCCGAAACCCCATTTCCGCGCATCCGTCAGAAAGTGGAACCCAAGACGCGAAGCCGGAGCGTTGCCCGCCTCCGGCATGGGCTTCGGTAACTTGTCCCATCAGGCGGTTGATGTCCGTTGTCGTGTCGCCGGGAGCGCGAAAAACAATTTGCATGTCGGCTGTGCAGGGTGTCGTCCCCTGCGTGATAATCAAAAGCCCACTTAAAAAGGCGGCTTTTGCATCAGCGCCGACGCCAAATGGTTTTAGGTCGATAGTGTGCCAAGTATTCGGCTGAAATGTGCCGGATGGAGGTTGCGTGCCAATCATCGCGTAAATGGCATTGTTGGCGTAAAGTCTGGCGGGACCGTTTACGACATAGATTTCAGACAACCGAGACCATTGCATAGGCCGTGGTGGGCCTTGGGTTGTCATGCTGGAACCTCAATGATTGTCAGTCGCGAAATAAGACGCCCGCCGCCACGCCCGCCGCCAGAAATGCCATTTAAAACAAAACTTCCAGAATTCGCCGCGCCTCGAATTTTAAAGGTTGTTGCGCTGGTTGTGCCGGCAGCCATCTCATGCTCTAAAATTACCGGAATAAGCGCGTCAGCAATTCCGATTGAGTTATTTGATTGCGTAAGAGCCGCAGCAGTGGCGTCTTGAAACAAGCCAATCTGGACCGAGGCAGATGCGGATGGGCAGCAATGCACAACCGCTGTGATAATCAGTCGATTGGTTGTTGCTCGTGGCGTGATGGCAAGGCTGAGATATTCAGCGCCTTCCGTATTTTGCATGATGTTATTGCCAAAAGCTCCGGCGACCGAGTTTGACAAATAACTTGAATTGCTTGTCGTGTATGAAATAGCTCTGTAACGGCCATCACCGAAGGACCGGCTCACCGCGTGGTCAGCAACCGTGGCCGCTGCGACTGAAAACGCCTGAGCCGATGAACCAGCAAGCGCCGCCTTTTCGGTGTCCAGTTCAACAATAGCAGATTGAGTGTTCGTCGCCGCGATGTTGCCAGCCGGGGTAAATGGCGTATTCGTCGCGCTGATGCCGAGGTTCGTCCTCGCATCCGACGCATTGGCTGCACCTGTGCCACCAGCCGAGACGGGACGGGCTGCATTGGCATCCGTGACAAGATCGTCTATCGTGGTGTTATAAGCCGCGCTCTGGATGGTGGTTCCAGAGACAACGCTGGGTGAGCCTTTCGAGTAGATGCCTCCGCCTGATCTGGGCAAGGTCGTATCCTTTCAACGAAAAAACCCGCCGGTTAGGGCGGGCTGTGAGGTCTGATTTGAAGCAATTGCTGATTAAGGCCGTTCAGGCCGGTCTGATACTCTGGTGGACGGTCGCCATAGCCATTGACACTAACGACCCGAAGTTGACGCTGGTCACGTTCTTCGTTGCCATCGTGGCTGTTGGATTTGTGGGCGGGCTGCTAACGAACATTTGGGACTGGATTAGAGTTCGCTTGACCCGGCGCTTTCGCAGTGTTTCCAGCAATTGTGAGCAGCTTCAGGACCAACGCCTTAGCAGCGGGAGTGGGTCCGTTCTCCTTGGCAATGCGCCCGAAAAGCCTGGTCGCATCGGAGTTGGTAAGTAGCTTTGCGATAGCCTCGGTTTTTCCAGAAAGCTGGTATTGATCCCAGCGCTTGCCGATGTCCCGGAAGATGCCAACGCCGCCCGTGGTTAACCCACGTCTGACCAATGCGCCGCTTTCAAGCTCCTGCGTCATGGTCTGATTAAACGCTGTTGGAGACCCCTTCTGAAGCCGCTGCCCGGTTGCTTCAAGCACGTCTAAAAACCTGCCGAACCCCTGCGCGCGAACGTCCCCATTGGGAAGCGCCCTAATCGCCGCGTCAAGGCTTGCGGCCTGTTCGGAGTTGCCCCTGATTTGTGCAGCAAACTTTGCACCGCCGAACTGGTTTGCCCCAGTCGCATTGTTCTTCGTGGCTTCAGCGAAAATAGTGCGCGCGTGCTGCCCCACAAGATCAGTCGCAGCCTTTGGGTCTTTCCTCACCAAAAGGCTGACAGTTTGCGCCACTTCAGGAGACGACCCGGCTTGTGGCCGCGACGGGAAAAGCGCAGTAGTCTGCCTTCCCACGTCTGCGGTTCCTGAAAGTGTCCCGATTTGGCCTTCAGTCAGCGGCTCAAGGTATCTGCCGCGCATTCTTTCTTGAGCAGCGCGAGCGGTTGCATATGAGCCAGTCGGCCCACCTGTAGCGGTTTCTGCGGCTTGCATCAGCGGAGCGCGGGCGCTTTCAAAGTTGGCTGCCATCGTGTTCGATGTGCTGGCTTGTCCGGGAAGCGCCGCATTCTGCCCACGCTCGCGCAAGATGCGCTGCACAAGGTCGATTGTGCCAACACTGTCATCAGGCAGATTTGCAATCGTTCTGTTAAGGGCCGGGTTGCCCCTGATCTCGCCAAGTATCCGCGCAAAAAGCGGGTCAGCCTGGAACCTTGCAAAATCCTGCGGGGCAAGGCGGGCCGCCTCAGATGCCTGATAGGCGGGCCGCGTAGCCGCATTAATAGCGCTTTGCGTGTCATCAATGGTGCCGCTTGCCGCATTCCTGACCGCTATGCCAGTTTGTCCCGGCAGTGCTGGATTAGGTGCAAGCTGGTCAAAGGCTTGTAGCCCCGCCTGCTGAACCTGACCGGGCCGCTGCGACATAAACTGCCCCATAACGGGAGCGCCGCCCTCGCTGTTTTCAACAAGGCGCTGGCTTTGTGCGAGGCGGTTATATCTTCCGCTTGTCACTTGGTTGAGTGCTTCAACAGGCGTCAGCGGCAAGCCACGCTGCGCAGCTTCCGTCATCAGCCTGTCAGCGGCTTCCAATTCAGCGCGAGGGATAGATCCGCCCGCCATTCTTTCAATGGCAGACTGTGCCGAACTTGGCCGCTGCAATGCAGCCATGCCGAGACCAGTAGTTAGAGCAGCGGCACCGCGCGCCCACGGCTCAAGAGATGTTCCCTTGGTCAGTTGTCCAGCGGTTTCGGATGCAACGCCGGGGGCAACGCCGTAAAGAATGGCATTCTTGAATGCCCCGCCCGGTCCTAGAAGAGCGCCGGGTATAAACTCGCCAACAGTCTTGGCATACTCGCCCGCCATGGTCTGCGGCTTGGGAATGTTGGCGTCCATTGCGGACTTGGCAGCGTCTAGCCCGCTATCAATGAATGACGGCTTGATTTCCCTGCGCTTCTGTTCTTGTGGCGAAAGCTGGTCCATGCCGAACAAAGACCGGAAGCCGCTATCGGCAAGCCTCACGCCACCTTCCACGGCATCCCGCGCCATACGTGGCAGATTGAACATTCCAAGCGTGCCATATGCAACGCCAGCCGGTGCCTGAATGGCAACGTCTTTGACGCCACGGCCTAGCCCGGTGTCGAACATGCCTGGCTCTGGCTGTGCAAGCGCGCGCAATTCATCATCGGACAGGTCGCGAACGCTGCGCTGCGTTGTTTCCTGCCTTCCGGCCATGCGGCGAAGTTCTTCGTCTGACAGCTTTGAAAGGTCCATCAGCGTAGTCCCCTGCGCTTCATTTCGGCTTCAATTTCAGCCTGCGACGGTTGCCCTTGCTGAGACGGTGGTGGGGCAGACGTTGTGCCGGGTGCAGCATTCGGCGGCGGCTTTTTCTTCCCAAAGTCGCGAACAACATCTGACATAGACCTAGCTTCAGCTTGAAGCCTGCGCAGTTCCGCAATGCCATCCTTACGGTCCAGTTCACCCATTTGGACGCGCATCGCAATTTCGCCGCGAGCCATGCGGTTTTGGGAAACCTTCTCGATGGTGTCAATTATCAACTTGTTGCCTTCTGGCGTGTTCATAAGCTGAGGCAGCGATTCCTTGAACATCTTGGCGTCAAAGTCCGACGTTGCACCAGAGCCAGGCAGTCGCTGCTGCGGGGTCAGCCTATTGATAAGTGTGTTGAATGCCTCAATATCGGAGATGCCATCTGTCTTGATGCCAAAGCGGCCAAGCAAGCCCTTGGCAACAGCCGGAGCGCCGAAGTCAATACGCCCTCCAAGCCGGCGCAGTTCAGTCACCAATTCAAGGTTCTGAGCCGCCACATCGCCGTCGCCGACCATCTCATCAAATCGCTTTGCCAGTGCTTTGCTAGTTTCAACACCAAAAGCATCTTGTGCCTTTTGGCTTGCATCAACAGAAACGCTTGCTGCCCCTGCCCTCGCCTTCTGGAGTTTATATTCATCCATGCGCAAAATCGGAAGGCCAGCTTCTCGGCGCTGTTTGTTGGCCTGAGCCAAATCTTTCTGATCATTAGTTGGGGCAACGCCACCCAATCGCGGATCAATGTTAAGCGCTTCGGCTGTCTGACGGTTCTGGGCTTCAGTCCGCGCCCGGTCTGCTTCCGCCTGCGCCCTTGCACGTTCCGTCTGGATTTCAGCCATGGCTAGTTGACGGACTTCAGGGTTGTTCATGGAGTTGCCTGCCACCGATGCGAGATATGCAATCCGGCTGTTGGCTTGTGCCGGGGCCTGTGCAGGGCCGCTCGCCATTGTATCGCCCTGCGATACGCCTTGAACAGAACCGCCGCCAGCGGGCATCTGTGGGGCTTGTGGGACGAATGCGTTGTATATCTGCGCCGGAGGTGCGCCGATGGCTGACCGTGGGTCTGGCCTGTCCTCCCGGCGTGCGAATTCGCTTTCGATGAACTGCATCGCGCCTGCACCGTTCTCGCTTGCTTCCATAGGTGTGATGGGCTGGCGCATGGCTGGCGGCACAAGTGGGGATTGTGGAGGCCGGTTGTTCGCGGCTGGCAGTGCCACCGTGTCGCGTGCAGGAATAACGAAAGACGCTTGTTCGGCACCTGGAGCTAGCTTGTCGGGGTCACCCGCCCATGATGGCGCAAGGCCCTGCCCTGCAAAAGCCGGTGCGCGTTGTGGAAGGCCGGCTGTCACCTGATCGAAGGTTGCGCGATCCATTTGAGGCGGCATCGGGACTGGGGCTTGTGCGATGGCGTCCTCTGGCTGGACCATATCGCGAGGCACAAACGGGTTAAGCCCGCCGCCCATGGGGTCAGGCGAGAACATGCTATTGAACTGGCCGGGTTCATTGCCGGCATAGGGCAAGCCCTGTTCCGCCGCCATCTGCGCTTCCATCATGCGCGTCTGTTCTTCGTTGTCGGCAATGCCCTGCCCCATTGCATCGGCAGTCGGGGCCATGTCGCGAGGCAGGAACGGGTTGTATCCGCCGCCCATCATTTCGGAGCCGCCAGCCTGCAATTCGCCAGCGCCGTCCTGCATCTGCGCATCGTTGGACTGTGGGCCGGCTGATGCTGTTTGAAGCGGCATCGGTGTAGCGCCGGGGCCGGGACGCACAACCGGCGTGCCGAATTTGTTAATCCACTGGTTCGCGAATGCGCCAGCCGTCATGCCTGCCCCTCGATTAAGGCGGGCAGCGGCATTGCCGACAACCGATGATGCAAGCGCGTCGGGGTTCGCCAGAAGCTTTGCCGCACCGCCCGCGCCCTGCTGATGCGCAAGATAAAGCTCGCCAGCACTCGGCTCACGGCCAAGGCGACGCGCAAGGAAATCACGGTTATCTGCCGCCAAGCGCGCCGCCGCCGCCGTTGCCTCTACGGGGTCGAACCTATTCCGCAAGCCATATTGCCGTGCTGTGCCATCGATAAACTGGAATAATCCGCCCGCCGACGAATTGGGGTTTTTGGCGCTTGGGTTAAAGTTGCTTTCAATCTGGGCTGCCCGCGCAAGATAGCCCTGCGGCAAGCTATGCTTGGCTTCCTTCTCTGCGAACAATTGCGCAAACTGTTCCGGTGCGGCGACAACCCGCGTTGCGCCCGATCCCGTCGCAACCGGATTGCCAGCCGATGCCATAGGCGAGCCGAAACCGCTGTAGATGCCCCGCATGGCATCAGCCGATGAAGCGTTGCTGGCCTGTTCGGCGGCATCAGCACGCGAGCCTAGCACCGCAGCCTGCAAACCTTGACCGATGGCGTTCAAGCCCTCGCCAACGTCACGGGGAGCGCGACCGGTTTGCATAAGGCGAGCAATCATCGCACGCTTGCGCTTGATGCTTTCGGGAGATGCGTCGGCCTTGTTGCCGTCAAAGAAACCGATGGCCATCACTTTTTCCCCGCGTTGAAGAGGGCACCGTAGTTGACCTTGAGATAGCCGCTTTCGGGGTCTTTCTTGACTGCATCAGGGCGCTTTTTGCGCACCTCTTGAGCCATGACGCCGATCTGCTTTTCGCCGCTGTCCTTCATGGTGTATTCGTAAAGCTTGTGGCCCTTGAGGGTGCCGACCGGCTCGATGTCCTCTTTCAGCCGCTCGTCCGAAAACCGGAACAGGCTCAAGGCCGAGCCACCAAGGCCCATCAGCCCGCCAAGCATGCGCTGGTTTGACTGCTCTTCGGCCTGCCAGCGCTGGAACTGCTGCGCATCGTAGTTGTTGATGATGCCGGCGTTGTCAGTCGTTGGAATGCGCGACGAATTGAATGCTTGAAACTGCGGCATCGCCACCTGCGTGCCAGACGCCAGCGCCATCGCCTTGTTGATGGGCTGGTTATCAAGCGCGAACGCTTCCTGCATGGTCTGCGCCCTGCCCGACAGGCCGGCGTTGTATTGGTCCATCTGGGCAGCGTTGCCGAAGCCAGCCGACTGACGGGCGAGATCCGCAAGGCGGGATTGTTCCTGCCCCGAAGCCAGGATAGCAGCCATGCGAGCGTCATTCGACTGCTGCCCGAAGTTGGACATTGCCCGGTCATAGCCAGACGAACCGAGCTTGATGCCCTGATTGCTCAATTGCGTTTCAAGGGCTGCCCGGTCTTGTTGCAGCTTGGGGTTGATGCGCGAGAACAAGGCATCTTCCGTGCGCTGCCGGTCTGCCGTGAACTCGGTGTCATAGTTCGTGCGAAGCTGGCCCAATTCAGGGCGCGGGCCGAGGTCAGCCGCCGTCAATTGCTTCTGCATGTTGCCGATCAAGTCGCGGGACGTGTTCGCGCCGAGCGTGGCAAGGTTCAGGTTCGCTTGATTGTTCTGCGCAAGGGTCTGCTGCCGAACAGGTGACAGGCTTTCAGTCCGTGTGAACGTCGGGATGTCATACGATTGATTGGTGTATGGGTCCGTGAACTGGTAAGTTCCGGTCTGGTTCGTCATCTGGGTCGAACCATCCGCGCCAATCAGGTTCGCATTGCTCATGAAGTTGTTAGCAATGGCGGTGCTGATATTCGCGCCGGTCTGGGCCGCCGATGTCTCCTTGGGAGGTGTCGGGGGTGGTGGACTGCTGCCGCCCATGTCAAGAACTCCTGATAAATCTGGATGCGTCGCGCTGCTCAACCGTCAGCGTCATGAATGAGCCGGCCTTGCCCTTGCCCCGTAGGTTCGGGATTAGGATTTGGTCAAAGCCAAGTGACTTGATGATGCGAATAACGCGGGTGTTTTCCGGATCGTTCTGGGTGACCAGAAGCTGACACCCCAACTCGTCGAAGGCGTATCGGGCAATCTCACGGATAACCATTCGCGAAAGCCAGCTTTCGTCACGGCTTGCCGCTGAAAACTCGATAGTTCCATGTCGCGGGTTCCAATCGTGGAACGCCACCGCGCCTTTAAGCTTCTGGCCCTTGAACACACCGAAACACAGGTTCGGCGTTTTAAGCTGCCGCTCGTCGTCGTAAATCTGATCGGACAGCCAGCCGGCCAAAGCGTGATTGAACTCGCTGTCCGCGCCTTGCGCCCAGACAATCTGCATCAGACGATAAGCCCGCCCTGTTCATAGGCGATGTCGAACGCCACCAGTTCAACGCGAGGCAATGGCGTGACGCCGTAGGTGACTTGAACCTGTGGAGCGAATGAAAACCCGGTTTCACCGATGCCCACCCAGCCGGTTTTGTAAGACGCCTTGATGTTGGACGTGTCCCACAAGGCGCTGTCCCATAGCCCGCTATCCCATTCCGAGGTCAGGAAGTTCGCAGGTGATGACGGCGCGCTAGGCAACGTCTCGGCGTAGTCAATCGAGCCGCTCACTTTGGCAATGATTGGCGTTGCTGCCTTGAAGATGGTTCGGGCCATCGTGATTGTCTTGGTCACGCCGGGTGCGTCCAGATGGTCAAAGGCCCCGCTGTAGGCTGCCGTGTAAGGCACCCCATCGTCAGACCCGCCCGCTTCCATCTCATAGATGCAGCCATCGTTCGCGCCGAAATAGCCACGGCCATTGAACAGCGACATGCACCGGGTCTGCCAGTTCGTGAACCTTGCCCATGCGCCCGTCTGGATGTTGCAGACAAAACAAATGTCATCCAACCCGGTCACGGGAGGCAGGGACACAACCATCATCGAATTGGCTGACCACTTCAGGATCTCGAAGGGCAGCGAAACCCGGTCCTTGGCTTCCTTCCGCCATTCCGGTTCTATCGCGCGAGACACTGCCGACAATGACAACGCAGCGCTGTCCTTGCTGACGGCTTCCGACAGGGCAATGACGCCTTCTTCAGTCGCAATGAGCAAGTCGCCACCGGCCTGCATGATTGCCTTCATGCCGAGCGGGCGGCTGATGTTATAGACGCCTTGGATAGACCATTTAGTCGGGTCTGACGGGTCGGTGCCTTGATAGATTGCCACCTCGCCAGTCGTGGAGACGAACACGCATTTCTGGTTGACGCCATCGCCGGCATCCAGCGACCATGTAGCGCCGAACAGCAACGCGCCGCCATCCTGGAACACGCCGGCAAGGGAAATGTCCTGAGCCGCACCGCCTACGCTATCGACGGGCAGGAACCATGCCGTCTGGGTGCCGCCCTGCACCATAAAGATGCGATTGCTGTAAACCCAGCCCTGAGACAGAAGCGAGGTTGTCACGCCCGTGATGGCCGGGGTTGAAACGCCCGTAATCGCCGTGAAGCTGGAGCCGTCATACAAAAGAGGCGAGTTCGTGCCGTTAAAGCAATATTGATAAATCCCGCCCGTGGTCGTCATTTGCACGGTGGAATAATAGCCCGATGTCCTGCCTGTCACGGTTGCCGAGATTGGCGTTGTCGGCGTGGAAGGCGTCGTGATGTCGTAAACCTTGTCGAGATCAGCGGCAAAGCGCTTGCGACCGGCTGAACCGATATATTCCCACATGGACCGCACCGGAATAGCGCCGGCCAACGTAGCACTCTTGGCGCGTCCACCCCGCACGCGAATGCCGGTTGTGGTGGGAAACCAATTGTCTAGGGTCAGTGCCGTTTCAGGTGACTGAACAGCGTAGTTTTCGGACAGCACCCAGCCCCTACGTGGTGCGGGGAATGTCTTGGCCTTCAGCGCTGCCGGTCGGGCTGCCGTTGGTCTAACCTGACCTCTTGCGGGCCGGATCATGGGGAACGGTCCCGCGCGTCATAGGCTGCGTAATCAGCCAGAGCCGCTTCAAATTCGGCCATCTGGTCGGCGAAGTCCTGCCCGACATGGCGACGTTGACGCCAGATCGCGCCCTTCACAAGCAAGTCCTCGGGGAAGAGCGCTGTCTCGGCATCAACGCTCATGCGGCTGGTGCCGTTGGATGCCCAATTCAGGGTTTGCACCGTAACGCTGGCCGTCGCGGCATTGGCGAGGAACGGGTAGAAGCTGATGGTTGAACCGACAAGCCGGAAGAACCGTGGCGTTCCCTCGATAGGGGTCAACGATGCCCATTCATCAGGCGACAGGCCACCACGAACCGGAACGCCGCCAGCGTTCACCGCATTGCCGTTTATCAGGCGCGAGAAGCCCGCAGGCAGGGCATGGGCCACAAGCGCGCCCGTGCCTGTCACGGTCGTTGTCTGCCGCAGCGCGCCCCAATCCACGCGCCGTGCAACATCAAGGCCAGTATCGTTGATGAACTGCACGATATTGACAATCTCGCGCGCGGTCGAACCGCCAGCAGTAGGTGGGACATCCAGAGCCGTGTTGCGGGCAACATCTTGGGCTATCGTGAGCAGCGTCATGGTGTGATTGTCCTTTGCCGCACGATGCCGTTAGCCCAACGGTCCCGCTCGTCATTGATGAGCATGTCATTCAATGCGCCTGCAAATAACTGGTCGGTCATTGCCGCAAGTTCTGGATCGCGCAGGAACTTCGCAGCCTCAAAGCCGACCGCGTATAGGTAAACCTGCGGATGGGCAGCCAGAAGCCAGTTGCTCGTCGTGGTTGATGTCGTCAGCGTCGGGATGGCTGCGTAGTAGATGACCGACCGCGTTCCGGTTGCGCCGTAAACCAGCACATTTGAACCCGAGACAGCGTAGGCGTCATCACCGGATGCAGTGTCGCGCGTATCAACGATTGAACCCGCCCGCATGGTCGTTGTGGGGTTGAAAAACAGTGAGATGATTTCAAGGCAATCAGCCGGCAAAGGCGCAACGCCATCGGTGAAGGTCAACGTCCCGTTGGTGATCTGCTGCCGGGTGCGCAGCTTCTTGTTCAACGTCGCCTCGGCCATCTTCACCAAGCGAGGGAACACGTCGCTAATGGCACGATTGCCGACATGCTCCGAGACGGCTAGCCGAAGATCCAGATAGTCCGCAAAAGCGCTCATACGGTCCCATCCTTTGTCCGCCACGCCTTGTTATCGCTGTCATTAAGCCAGCGTGACACAAAGGCGGTATCGCCTTCCGTATGGGCCTGCGCCATGCCGCTATCGTAAAGGACGTTGAGCGGGATTGACGCGACGTGGTGATAGTCGCCCGACCATCCTGGCGCTGCCATGTTCCGCTGCGCCGTGTTGATATCAATGGTCGGCTCGACTTCGTAATCTGTCCGGAAGGTGAGTGTGCCGTCTGGGTTCTCACGTCGCCAGACCTGCCGGCCCAGCTTCGGTTGCCAGTCGTGCAGGATCCAGTCACCATCACGGATCTGCATGTCAGCCGCCCTTGTGCCGTTCGAACATGCCGGCTTCGATGCCGTCAAAGGCAGCATCAACCGACACTTCGATGATCGAACCGGCAACAACGCGGTCCTCGGTGCCGTCCGGTTTTTCCTCGCGCCAGAAGTCGCGAATGACCTTGACCTTGACCGAGCTAACGGCAACGGGTGCGGGGGATTTGGTATCTGCCACAATGGCCTCGACGGGTTCGGGTGAAATGGAAAGGGGCGGCATTGCTGCCGCCCCCTGTGGGCTAGTCTCTA